GGCGCGGGCGGGGCGCCGGTACTGGCGAAAAAAAGTGTGTGGGGTTTGCGAGCTGTTCCGGCGGCCCCTCGGGGCCGCCCGGCCCCTGGAAGTACCTAAACGTATGAGCGCGCGCACGCGCGCGCCCATACGTGTGCGTGGCCGCCTGTATGGCGGCACGCACACGGGGGGGTATGGGGGGTGCGCGCGCTCATACGTTGACGGGTTTTGAGCAACGTATGAGCGCAAAACGCGTTCATACGCGCGCGCCCATACGTTGCCGGGGTGCGCTCATACGCGCTCATCGCGGGCCTCCTCGGCGGGCTTGGGAACGGTCGCGTAGCGGCTCGGGCGATAGCGTCCACCGCCCCAGTGGAACGCCAGCTCCATGTCCGCGGCCCAGCGGAGCAGCTTCTGAGCGTGCCGGCCGGACAGCCCCGCGACGGTTGCTTCACGCAGGATCGTCGACCGCGACTTGGGCTCGTTGCTAAGGAAGCGTGAGACGAAGTCGCGCACCTGTTCGTCGGCCGGCACGTCCGCGTCGTCCGACTTGCCCTTGCGCTTCGACTTGTCGCTTCGGAGCTGCGTCGGATCGAGCTCGGGCGCCGCCTTCCACAGTGGGAACAACCAGCGCAGCCCCATCGGTTCGACTGGCGGCCACGAGCGGACCGCCGCTTCGAGCACGACCGCGCCGGGCTCCTCGTGCGGCCGGAGCACGAGATGGGTGTCGGTCGCGCGGCTCTGGCTCCCGGCGCCCGCCCCGACATCCGTAACAGCCTTGGCGGACTGATTGCCCTTGGTCGAGTGGTGGATCAGCACGAACGAGCAGCCCAGCCGATCGGCCAGCGCGTCGACGTGGTTGTAGATGTTGGCCATCGTGCCGTTGTCGTTCTCGTCCATGTCACGCGGCATGAACCGGTAGAACGCATCCAGCACGACCAAGCCGAACCGCCCGGGTTCGATCGACTCGAAGTACTTCCCGAGCGAGAAGATGTCGCGGAGCTGGCCGCGCAGGCTCTGCACGGACATCGTTTCCGCGATCTCGTTCATGCCGATCCGCAGGCACTCGGCGACCTGCGGGATGCGGTGCGCGAGCGTTTCGGGGTGCAGCTCGTTGTCGATGATTAGCACGTTGCCGGTGATGGTCTCGAACGTGTCGAGCCACTTGCGGCCCGTGGCGACCGCCATCGCCAGCGCGAGGACGAGCCAACTCTTGCCCGTTTTGCTGGGCGCGATCACGTTCATCGTCTCGCCGCGGCGCAGCAGGCCGTGGATGACCGGCGGGCGCAGCGTCCGGTGCGTCGCCATCAACTCGCGGACCGTCAGAGGACTGGGCGGGGCGGGTGGGCCGCGGTCCTGCACCCAGTGGTTCTCGACCAAGGCGACCGAGACAGAGTCCGGCGCGTAGCGCGCAACGCTCGCTGCAGTGCGTTCGACCTCGCGCAGTGGCAGCGGGGGCGTGCAGCGGTCGGCGTTGACCTGCTGGAGCGCGGCGAAGATCTCGGCCTGCGACATCCCCACGCGGCGCATCGCGCCGGCCAGGCGCGCGAGCGTCTCGTTGCGCTGCCCCGTGGGTATCGCGTTTCCCGGCGTGCCGTCAGCGACAATGCCGTTCGACGCGGCCAGCGCTTCGAGCTGTTCGATCAGCCACGCCGGCGGTTCAGGCAGCCGTTGCGGCGGCATGCTCAGCTCGTGCTCGGCCTGCCAGGAATACGGCTTGCCCTCCACCACCGACGGCGCCACGAGCACGTAGCCGCCGTTGGCGCGCGTATCCACGTGCGGGGCAAGCCGGCCGGCTGTGTTGCGCCAGGCGTGACTGTCGGGCTGTCGGAAGAAGTAATGCCGTCCACCGCGCGGCGTGAGTGATTGCGGAGCAATCCCCAGGTCGGCCTGCTTCGCCGTGTCGTCGGCGAGCCAGGCGTTGCCCTCGCCGTCGATGTCGATGACGACCAGACCGTCGGTGCGGACGGCGATGTTCGCGTCGGGATGCTGCGTCCACCACGTCGTAATCTGCTCGGTATCGGTCGTCGCTTCGAGCAGCCCGTGTTCGGTGAGCGGTGTCTTGCGCCCTGGCGCGCACGGGAAGGCGGAGTAGCCGAGTTCGGCGTACCACAACGCCGCGTGCAGCATCGGGTTGTTCGGGCGCCCGGACATCAGAACGGCACCTCGTCGTTCTCAGCGCCGGCGTACTCCGGCAAGCCATCCTCGGACTCCGGCCGGGGCGGTTTCTCGCCGAGCTTCCAGCCCACGATCCGGTCGTACTTGTCGTTGGGCTTATGCATCACGGTGATCGCCAGCGTCGGCGCCAGCGCCCCCATGTCGGCGAGTTCGACGGCCTGCTCGATCGTGTCGGGGACCGGCTCGTGGCTACGCTGCCTCCACCATGCCACGGCCTTCTGCCGCGCGTAGCCGTCGTGCTCGAAGCAGACCCACTCGGAGACGTAGTGGTTGAAACCGATGCGGTAGTCCACGCGCATCGTGCGCGGCGCGTCCGGCGGCGCATCGCGCTTCACGTGGACGGCGTAGAAGGTCTCCTCGACCTCATACTCGGTCCGTGAAGCCTGATCGGAGAGGATGCCCTCGTTCGTCGCCGTGCCGTCATGCGTGCGCCGCTCGGGCGGCGGGAAGACGTGACCGCAAGCCGGGCATTGGGCGTAGCCGGCGGCGATGATCTCGTGGCACTGCGGGCACTCCTTCGCCGGCGCAGGCCCGGTCCCCTCGGAACCGACCGCGTTGACGCGGAGCTGATCGACCGGCCCGTGGCGCAGGACGTTGCCGCCGAAGTCAAGCACCAAAGCGTCGGTCTTGCCCGGGTGAAGTCTGAAAGCCCTCCCGACCATCTGGTAGTAGAGCCCCGGTGAGAGCGTCGGCCGCATCAGCGCCACGCAGTCGATGTTCGGCGCGTCGAAACCGGTCGTCAGGATGTTGACGTTGCAGAGGTACTTCAGTTCACCCGCGCGGAAGCGGCGAAGCGTCTCGTCGCGCTCGAACGGCAACGTCTCACCGCAGACGAACCCGCACTCTGCCCTGTGCCGCGTGCGGAGCGCGTCGGCGACGTGCATGCCATGCTTCACGCCCGACGCGAAGATCAGGACGCTCCCGCGATCCTGCGTGTGCTGCACGATCTCGCGGCAGGCGGACAGGACGAGGTTATCCGTGTCCATCAGCTCCTCGACCTCGCCGGCGACATATTCGCCGCCGCGGACGTGCAACTGGTCCGTGTCGGGTTTCAGGGAGCCAGCCTTCGTGCGCAGCGGACACAGGTAGCCCTGCACGATCAACTCGCGCACGCCGACCTCGAAGCAGACAGCGTTGAGGATGTTCTCGGGTGCGCAGATGCTGCCCGACTTCATGCGGAAGGGCGTTGCCGTCAGACCGATGACGCGGACCAGCGGGTTGACCTGCTTCATGTCCGCCAGGAACGTGCGGTACATGCCCTCGCCGTCGGGCGGGATCAGATGGGCCTCATCGACGATGACGAGATCGACCGCGCCGACATCGCCGGCCTTCTCGTAGACGCTCTGAATGCCAGCGATGGTGATCGCGTAGCCGAGGTCGCGGCGCTTCAACCCGGCTGAGTAGACGCCGACTGGGAGGTCCGGCGCGACGAGATGCAGCTTCTCAGCCGCTTGCTCGAGCAGCTCGCGGACGTGCGCCAGGATCAGAACGCGCCCGCCCCAGCGCTGGACCGCGTCGCGGCAGATCGTTGCCATCACCGGTGTCTTGCCGCCGGCGGTCGGAATGACGATGCAGGGATTGTCGTCGCGCGTACGCAGGAACGCGTACACCGCGTCGACCGCCTCGCGCTGGTACGGCCGCAGCTCCATCACGCCGCGACCTCCGAGCCGTCGGGCAGGATGCAGCGGTTGTCCATGATCGGGATCGTGTAGAGCGTGTCGCTCCGCCGACCGAGGTAGCCCAGGATGAACGCGTTGATCCACTCCACCGGCCGCCCCGTGCCATAGAGCGGGACCGGCTTGCACAGGCACCCGGCGCTGCGTGCCTGCACGACCTTCCCGGGCGACCAGATGTTCTGGATGATCGAAGCGTCCGCGCGATGCGTGTGGCCGTGAATGACGCTGCGGCCTTGGCTGATCTGGAGGTGCTGCCTGGTTGCGTTCCGGGCGTACGACCAGCCATGCACGGCGATGATGCGGCGGTTGATCGGGAAGTGCGGATACGTGCCGCCGACCGAGCCGTACGGCACGTATGTGCAGCGCGTGCGCCCCTTCGTCAGCTGCACGCGCGGCGCGAGCATCGAGTACGCCCCACGCCCTTCGGCCGTCGCCGCCGCCCAGCGGTCGAGCCGGTACTCATGATTGCCCTCGACGATGACGAGCCGGTCGCAGACCTTCTGGAGCCGATCGAGCAGCGCATTCGCCGCGCGCAGGTCGTCGACGTAGTCCGTCTCCTTCATCCCGTACGTGGGCGGGTGGACCGAGAACTGGCCGCAGTCGAGCAGGTCACCCAGGCAGATGATCAGGTCCGGTCGCAGGCGCTCGGCCGCGCGGCGGAACACCCGCACCGCCTTCTCGTTCTGGTGCGGGATGTGCACGTCGCCGAATGCCAGCATCGTCGTGCTGTGGGGCTTGGCCATCACTCCTCCCCCGCGACCATCGCTGCCGTCCGCGCGTATCCGGCGATGTCGACCAGGTTGTCGCGCTTGTGATGGTGGCTCTGGCGCGCCAGCTTGATGGCAATCATGCACAACGGGATGTCCATCGCGGTGACGGCCTGCCCGTTGCGCAATTTGCCCGCCAGGATGCCGGTCCACATGTGCGCAGCCCGGGCGAAGTCATCGGCAGGGGCGCCGTACTCAGCGCGACGCGTGCCCTCCGTGATGCGTTTGGCCTCGTCCAGGATCGATTCGTCGGCCGGCGGCTGCACGAGCCGCAGTCGGTGCAGCGCGACGGTGGGCGTCGGAGCGTTCGCGAGCGGCTGGAGCGTGACCGCGTCGATGATGGCGCAGCCCATTTCGTGGGCGACCAGGTACTCCAGCTTGGCGCCGCGCGAATCCTCCCAGCCGGGCAACATCGCGATCGCGTCGCATTGCGCCAGCGCCGCCAGGTCGAGGCGCAGGTATTCCTCGCGGGGAAGGTCCTTGCGCCCGCCGAAGTTCTCGGCCGGATTGAAGACCGCCCAGCCGGCCGCGGCCAGCCGCTCGGCCGCCGCGTGGAACGCTGCGAAGTTGCAGTTCGGGTAGCCGGTCATCGGTCCGGCGATGTAGATGCGCTTCGGCTCGGGTTGTGCCATTCCGCAGTCCTCCTGAGTGGGCCGATCAGTTCAGGCACACGCACTCGCTGGTCGGGAAAGGCAGCGGGTCGCCGGTTTTCTCGGCGACGCGCACGATGACCTTTCCCCCGGCGACGCCCTCGGCCCTCTCCAGCAGCAGCCACACGATCTGGCTGTCGTCCTGGAACACGCCGCCATGCTGAAGCGAATCACCGATGGCCTTGAACGTGTTGTCGACATCACGTTTGCGCCGGTCGGGCGGATACAGCTCGACATGCACAGCCAAGGGCCCGGCCTGAGGCGTCATGCTGGCGGCCTTGAGGATTGCCCCGACCTGCTCGCGGTATGCGCGCCCCTGCCGGCTGATCAGCATCCGGCCGCGCCACGTACGCCAGTAGTGGTTGACGCTCGGCGGCCAGGGCAGCGTGATGGTGATCATCCGTGACCTCGTGAAGCACCCATGCCCAATCGCTCCATCACGCCGCCCGGCCAGACGTGCGCCGAGCCGACCGACGAGGTGAATCAACGCTTCCAGGGCGGCGCGCCGTTGTTGCCCGCCGGGGCCGGCGCCCGCGCCGCGACCGCGTCCTTCTTGGCGTATCCCTTGATGACGTTGCCCATCTCACCGGTGTCCGTGCGTTTCTTCTGGCCGACCGTGATGACGAGCGGGATGTTGTGCAGCTCGATGCTGTCCTTCGGCGCCGGTACGCCGACCGCGCGGCAGATGGCTGAGAGCTCGGCCCGCGCGATCTTGACCGTCGTGGCGTTCGGGTTGTCCAGGTTCAGCCGCGACCAGATCAGACGGCCCTTGTACTCGCCCTCGATGACCTGGAAGGTGAACTGCAGGTACTGCCCGCCGCTGGATTTCGTGGGCTTCATCTCGCTCTCGGTGATCGCGGCCAGGTACTTCCCGGCCGGGATGGCCTCGAAGGCGAAGTTCGGGTCGACGTCGTTGGCGTTGAATCCGTTCAATGTGGGCACGTTCAGACTCCTTGCTCAACAGGCTGCTCGGCATTGGCCAGCGGGTCCTCGCCGCGCGCCAGCGCGGCGTAGATGCCGTAATCCAGCGAAATTTCGTCCGGGAGGTTCAGGCGGTTCTTCGCGACGTGGGCCGGGCGCTCGGTCGTGCGGATGATCCGCTCGCCGGTACCGATGCCCTGCACGCGTTTGCGGTCGAACCCCTCGTTGGTGGTCTTCGTGTGGATGCGGTAGGTCGTGAACAAGACCTCATCGCACCACTCCTGCACCAGCGCCGAAGCCAGCTTCTGGAGCCGCGGGCTGTAACGGTCGTAGGTGTCGGTCTCCGGGTTGGCGAACTTCTCGATCTGGGCGTGGGCGATCAGGATGACGTGCATGCCGCGCTCATTGCGCAGCGCGTCGAGGCCGGCCAGCACTTCGCGCCAGTTGGTCAGCGCGAAGACGTACCCCTTGCCATAGCCGATGTCCTCGATGCTCTCGACGCCGCGCTTCTGGCACACGTCGGCCCAGATCAGTCGCTCGAGCCAGTCGAGCGAATCGATGACGACGGTCTGGTACTCGTGCGGTTCGGTGTAGAGCTCCGCTAGCGCCGCTATGACGTCGGCGTACTTGCCGGCGACGGGGAAGCGCTCGCACTCGATGTTGCCGAGGCCATCTTCGGTTTGAATGAAAACAGGCCGCTCGGCCATCGAGCCGAACGTCGACTTGCCGACGCCATGCACGCCGTACATCAGCGTGCGACGCGGCGCGGCCACCTTGCCCCGTTGGACTTGTTCAAGCAGTTTCATTCCGTTCTCCTTCGTTTGCTCGCGTCGTGAAGCCGGGACCGGGGCCGCGTTGTGTTCCCGCCCAGCCCACTGGGCCAGGGTATGACGGCCACGCGGCCCCGGGCCTCGAATCACAGACGTTCGACCAGCCGGAGCGACTCGTAGCGTGTGAACCAGGCGCCGCTTTCACGGCAGCGCCGCAGGTCGGTCATGGCCTGTTCGTTGTCTCGCTGCGCCTCGTCGAGGACCGCAGGCACGATCCGCCATACTCCGCAGCGGAACGGCTCGCGTTTCTCGACCGCGACGATGTGCACCGGCAGGACGTGCCCCGAGACCGCCGCAACCAAGGCGCGGTAGAAGGCCACTTGATGCAAGTAGCCGAACGCCCGCATCGAGAGCTCGAACGTGTCGATTTCGTCCGCGGTCTTGAGGTCAACGATCCCGCCGCCATCAATGGAGCTGATCCAGTCGATGCGCGCCTGGCAGTGGAAGTTCGCGTAGGCGCCGCGCACGACGCCCTCCGCAACTCCCTCCGCGAAGAGCTCGCGCGCGAAGAGGTGCTCCTTGACCGCCGCCGCCATCTGCTCGACCAGCGCGGCTTGGGCGTCGGAAAGCACCGGCTTGCTCTGCTTCTCCGCCCATTCGGCGAAGGCCTTTGTCAGCGAGCCGAACGGCTGGCCGGTCTTCGGGTTGATCGGCCCCCCGACGGCGTACTCGCGCTGGTAGCGCTCGCGGCCTTCGAGAATCAGCGTGTGCGCCGCGCGGCCGATCAGATAGGCGGTCGTGTCGCGCTCGGGCACGAGCCCGAGTTCCTTCTTGCGGTACAGCAACGGGCAGCGCCGAAACTCGTTCAGGGCATGCGCCGACAGGAAGTCCTTCCCCTTGGCGTGATAAACGTCTGCGGGCTCGCGAACGAGGAATCCGAGGTCGATGTTTGCGGTCATGATCATCCTTGCCTGCTGCGACGCCATTTCGCGCTCCTCGGAGGCCCGCAGCGTCGAACGCCCGGGCCTCCGGGGACTACCTGAGCCATGTGCTCTCTGGTTACCTATGCCGCGCAGGACCGCGCTGCCCGGTCAGTTGGGCCCGAGACCGGCTTTTTCGAAGTGAATGCGAGCCCGCGCCAGGGTATTGAGAACCTGGCGGCGGGATCGGCCGAAAGCTCTGGCGGCGCTAGCCACGCCGTGCTCAGCCGCGTGGATCAGGATCGCTCGGTCTTCCGGCTGCACGTTCTGCATTGCATGCTGAACAGCTTCGCGCAGTTCGAGCTGCTCGACAGGAGATTGGGGATCCGTCTGGGTCAACCGCCGGCCATCCTCTTCCAGCAGCACCTGACCCAGTGTGGTGACGTCGCCGTCACACTCCACCGGCGTGCTTTCCAGGGAAACCGCCTTGTAGGACTCGCGGCGCTTATCCCGTTCACGGTAGCGCAGCTCCATCCCCACCCAGGTGTTGATGGCGTTGGTGACGAAGGCCTCCAGGTTGCCCCGCACGGGGTCGAACAGGTGCGCCTTCTCCAGGAGGTACAGGCGCATGCTCTGCCGGATGTCGTCATAGTCCGACCGGGAGAAGTCGGATCGCCGGCAGAGCTGACGGGCCTTGATGCGGATGAGAGTGACGGTGAAGGGGTCCGAAACGATGTCGTGGCGCTCGGCCATGATTCCTCAAGGCCGGTCCACTTGCTCCCGGACCAATCAGCGATCACACGTCGAAGTCTGTGCCGCGACAACGCGCCGCGAGGAAACCACAGGTGCGGTCGTGACTGACCGGTATGAGCCGGCCGGCCTCGACCGAGGCCCGCGGTGTCGCGGTTGGCGCATGAAAACGCGAGCCGTCGGCTCGCGCGGGTGTCCCCTAAGTTGTTACTGATAATGGGTTAACGTCGCTCGATGAATTTCTTCGACCTGTCGCGGCGTTGCGACGCGACAGTTCTTGAGACAGATACGGAGTCCTCCCCAGACAAGACCTCGGCCCGTCCGCCGTGACGTTCGACGGCTCCTCTCACTTTGTCCTTGCCGATCTTCTGGCCGGTCTGCTCGGTCAGCGCGGCCGCCGCCTTGCGATACGAACCGTGCTGCTTGAAGGCCGCCACATAGGCATCGTCAGTGAGCAGCGACTTGATCTCAGCCTTCACCTGCCTGCGAACCATCTTCTTGCCCGTCGGCCCCAGCGCGATTGCCTCCGCGGATGCGGCGAGACGGTCGGCGGCTCCGACGGCGTCGGCCATCGCTACCACATCCAGAACCAGCTGGTCGTCGTGCCAGGTCGTCAGCTCACTTAGCGGAATCGCCGCCGGGACCGGACCCGGCCAGACCCGCGTATCGGGCACGTGCCTCGGGACCAGCACAATGGCGCGACCGCCGGCGCCGATATGGGCCGCGACGGCTGGGGCGTCGTCATCCTGCATTCGCCGGGCGAAGACAACCTCGCGCGTGTTGCTACTGCCAGGGGGCCAGGGCGTGCGCCCCAGCCTCCACAAACGGTCGGCGACGACCGGTTTCGGTCTGCCTTTGAGCCCAAGTGCCCCGGCGAGGACGGCCGCCAAGCCAGCAAGGTCCACCTGCCAGCCGTTGCACATCTCCGGTCGGACCTCGACGCGCAGCGACTCCGGACACCAGATGTAGAAGCGTTTCGTTCCGTCCGGACCGGCGCGGATCGTGACCGGCTCGATGTGCCCATCGGTGCAGTTGGGGCACGGAGCGTAGAGCCCACCCGGCCCGCGGCGGATCAGTTTGAGATGGCAGAATTGTCCGAGCGACCCCGGCGGCCAGAGGGCAATCTCAGCGTGATCGAAGACTCGCCCCTGGTCGTCGGCTGCGGCCAGAATCAACCCGAGCAGGTCAGTGTTCGTCATCATCGTCAGCAACAATCTCCCACAGTTTCAAACAGCGCTCGCCAACCTCGCGCTGTTCGTCGGGCTTGCTCTTGAGGTTGCAGGAATTCGGAACCAAGACATCGAACGTCAGGGTCGGCTGCCGACCCGGACCGTCGTGCCGGAACTTGAGGTGAAAAGTCGCCTGGAGCACGCGCGTGCCCGCTGCCGTGATGACGCTGGCCTTGAGCCACCGTTCCATCTTGCGGTAGATGTCGTTGGGGTGGGCCTTGGGATCGGCCTTGATCTCGACGTAGCCGCCGCTGCCGTGCGGCGCCAGGCGCAACCGTGTGATCCGAGCCTCCTCGACGCCGTCCTGCGGATCGGTTGGCAGCGGATACTCGGGGGTCAACAGGTGATCGAGTTGGAACGACGGACGCAGCGGATCGGCTGGATCGATATCCTCGCCGAGCACCGCCTGGCAGAAGGCCGCCTGGAGCGGCTCTGACACCTTCTTGCCGCCCTGGGCAAAGAGCTCCATCGACCCGTCGTCACCGTTGTAGACGAAGACGTTCTCGAAGGCATAGCGGTCCGCACGCACCGTGGGCTCGTCGCCGTCACCGTCGAACACGAGGCGCTTGTCGGGATAGTCGTCGAGATAGGCGAAGAAGTAGTTCGATCCGCCCGATCGCGGATAATGCACCACGTGACAGTGCCTGCCGCGCATCTGCGTCGGGCCGTAGAACGACGTCAACGCCTCCGCCAGCCTCTCACGCACGGCCTGGTCCACCACGATCTGCTTCCTGGGCAGGCCGTTGCGGCGGTTCCAGTAGCGCCCGGCCGCGAGGGCGTCGGCGCGGGCGAACATTGCCGCCTCGTCGAATGCCTCCGGCACGTGCAGGAACATCCACATCGCCTTGTCGGCCTTGCTCACCTGGGCCTTGAACTCGTCGGCCCGCTCCGGGCAACGCCACAGAATCTCCTCGGCAAGCACCGCCAGCCCGCGGTGGTCGGCCAACTCGTTGATGTCGCGGAGGATGACCTGCACCTCGAGCTTCTGTCGCTCGGCCAGTGCCTGCCACCCCTCGAAGATGGGCTCGATCCTGTGCTCGGTCAGATCATCCCACGCGACGTCGGCGAGCTCGCCGCGCCGGGTGAAGAACTCGCGCAGAAGGGAATTGGAGACGTGCTTGAGGACTTTTCGGGGATCAAACGGCTTGGCCATACCGATGGCTCCTCGCTCCGCAGGTTTTGTGGTCCCGCGCGAGGCGGAGCGCCCGCGTGGCCGCCAATGCCGCCCGGTAGCAGTCGGCCCGCAGGCCAGATAAACTGACCCCGCACCGCGCCGGCGAGAGGGCGGAACACCCGTCCCCTCGTAACGATTACGCTCGCATGAGCCGCGGCCTTAACCCGGCTGAGGCTGTTTCTTGGCACCCCCGAGTTAAGGCTGCCACGTAGTCTTGATGACGGCAGAAGGTGGATGCGATGGCAGACGACGAATTGACGCTCAGCGATTCGGACATCGTCCTGATGATGGCCACGCAGGACCGCGGGGGTCTGCGCCTCCTGATTGAGCGGTACGGCGGTCGTTTGAAGGCCTTCCTCTTCAAACGGTTCGGGAGCCTCCTCCAGGAAGGCGAGCTGGACGAGGCCCTCAACGTGGCGTTCTACAACATCTGGCGATTCGCGGATCGCTACGACGAGAGCAAGGGCACGCTCGCCTCATGGTGCATTCGCATCGCCCAGAACGCGGCCAAGGACATCATCAGGCGAGAGACGAAGTACCGCGACAAGAACCTGGAGTACGACCCCAACTACGACCCCGCTGACCCACACGAAGACGACGCGGCGGGACGGGCAGACGATGCCGAGGACCCCACGCTTGACCACCTGCGTCAAGCCATCCAGAAGCTGCCACCGCTTCAAAAGGCGATCATCGAGGCAGACCTGGCCGCCGGCGGGTTGGCGGACG